CTCCCCACAGGGACGCGCTTCCGTCTATTATCTGGACTACGTGTACGGTAAAATGTCCACGGGTAAAAAAATCTACCACTCCAAAAGCATGGGCCCATTTATGTTGTCTGCCTCCTAACCATTTGTTCTTTTTATCAGACATGTCTTTTAAGCAACCTAATGACCATGCTGACTTTGGACCATCCATATGTGTTACAGAATCTTGCTGTAAACTATGATGATGTCCATACATTATATTACAACCTAACTTTCTTAAATGATTAGATGTATGATAATTACCACCAAAGTGGTGACCATGATAAAAGTACATTTTACCTATTTTAAGGTATTCTCCTGGCTTATGATAGGTATATCCACGTTCATCTGCTTTTATTGCCTTTTTAAACCCATATTGGCTTAAATAAGGGTATTCAGTTACAAAATGGTCTAACCATTCATCGTGATTACCAGCAGTTATATGTCTTTTTTTACATCCTGCTTTATCTAAAGAGCTATCTACTTTATCTAAAAATTCATTAACAGAATCAACTTCTTTTTCTAAGTTTGGTAGTATATACTCCAATGGTGGTTTTTTCTTACGTTTCCATTGCCAATGTGATACACTTCCCCATTCCCCCAAATCACCAAGGTCTACATATATGTCAGGCTTGATTATCTCTATTGCTTGTAAAACTACGCTTGTAGCTTTAACATCGTGTAAAGGAACATGCTTATCTGGTGTGATAATAGCACGTTTTACTACGCCTTTATCTCTATTCATTTATTCTCCTATGAGAACTCTGAACGCTCTTGAAATCCCCAATCGTTTGGATTTGTAAATGTTTCTTTAACTAAGTCGAGCATTTTCTCTGTTCTCTGTACGCTAAAACGCCTCAACAGATTCCCACATTCAAGACAGCCCCATATAATGGGGCCGTCATATGCTCCTAAGATTTCTATGCCTCTTATAGACTTGCTTCTACATTCAGGACAACACTTAGGTTTATTTCTGTAGGCATTGTATTTTTCATTAATACCTATGTCGCATAAGATGTCACCAGTGTTAGATTCAATCATGTCCTCATACACTATCATCCTATGCTTCATTGCCATTACTTATCTGACCTTAACCCTGCAATTAATCCTCTTACTGCTCCACCTACTAGATTGTCAATTAAGTCAATAAGCCAAGGCTCTATTGTTTTATTCCAAACACCTTTTGATACTTTCCATTTAGATAGACCTAGTGTCATAGCTCTACCTAAACCTTCAAAAGCTGTTTCTACAACAGAACAAATATGCTCATTTGGAACTTTCTTTAGTACCCATAGAACTATACCAGCAGAACCCCCGCCAGCTAATAATCCCATGTTTCCTGTAATAAAAGATAAATCCATGATTTCTCCTTGTTAGTTAATTTTATACATCTATATCTATTGTTGGGGCTGTAGCAGCGTGAACTTGTCCTGATAAAAACCAAGTAGTTCCATCACATACTAAATCAATCCAAGTACCAGCTTTAGTATCACTTTTCAAGCTTATTCCTTCTTTCCCATCTGATATAACTGATTTTACTTCTGAAGTATCTCCATCTGCTGTGTCCAACCAATTTAAAGCGCCTTCAATTAAATTTCCACTAGCTGCGGCTCTTATTTCCAATATTTGTGCTAAATCAACAGATACTTTAATTTTAAAATTTAACCCATCAGCAACTGCAGGTAATATTAAATCTCTTGAAGCTGTCGTAGCATGTTCTATTATTACATATTTGCCAGAATCAGCATCTGTTAATGTTAAATTAGCATCTCCCATTTTTTTAACAGGAGATGTTACTCCGCCATTAAATGTAGCTTTACCTGCAAATGTATTTACTCCAGAACCGCTTTGAACTATATTCTGTGAAAAAGTAACTGCTCCAGCAGATGATATAGCAATAGCGTCTGTGTCACTAGTGCTCCCTATATTACCAGCATTTGGGATAACTAAGTTACCACCTAATGTCAATAAACCTGCTGATGTTAAACTTCCTCCACTATTAACAGTTAATGCATCTGCTCCATCTGTATAAGCTATTTTAGTAGTTCGTAATTCTCCATTACCTAAATGAAGATTTCCTGAGCTATCTAAAACAAAATCATTATCTAACTTAGTAGCTTGAAAACCTGTTCCTGTATGTATTACAAAAGCACCTGCATTACTTTCTTGAGAATCATCGATTCCCATCCATACTTCGCAAGTGTCGTGCCTAAAATTAATAGTTTTATCAGCAGCATCATCACCATCACCTATTACAATGTCATCGCCTTTTACAGTCAAATCTCCCAATACAGAAACATTGCTACTTGTATCTAAAACAATAGCATTCCCACCATTTGAATCTTGAATAATATTAGATGCGCCTAACTTAACATTTCCATCTTTTAATAAAACAGAATCTATAGAAACCCCATTAGCACTTGTTTTTTCTGCTATTGAATCAACATATAATACTTTTGCGGCAGTTAAAGAAACCCCTTGGTCAGCATCTAATGTTAAACATGCTTCTGCATCAGAATTATATATAATATTATTGCCAAGCTTTATACCTGCACTGGCTGTAATTAAACCACTTAAAGTCATTGGACTTGCAAGTGTAGTTATTTCTGTATCTACATCACTTCCATTAGTATAATATAGTTTATTGTTTGTTTCTTTTGTAAAAATAAGATTTTTATAAGTATCTGATATTACATTAGCTGATAATGTTCCCATTATTACTCCTAAGTTGTTGTATTTCCATCATCACGAAACCAGCGTGATATATTATCTTTATTAAATCTTTCAAGTATTTCGTTAAAATGCACTCCAGTCATTTGCAATAAATTAAATGCGCCTGGAAGACCTTTTTTATTAGCTAAAGTATCATCTAAACCAGTATTAGATATTTCTGAACCTTGACCTTGTTTATTAACATCTGCAGGTTCAACAGAATTATTCCCCTTAAATGATTGTCTAGTAAAAGCCATTAAAAATCCTGGGGTGCAATAACACCAGTTTGTATATAATTACTTCTTGCAAATTTCTTTCCTTGCTTAACTACTTTTTCATACTCCATATCAAAATATTGAGCTATGTTAATATCCATAGCTGGTGGAGTTTTATATCCCATTGCAATCACTTTAAATACCAATGCTTCATGAAACTGGGGAGGAATATGCCCTAATGGACCAGCAGTAGAAGACTCAAAGTCTGTTTCTTTTATTGCTGCTCCAGTATTAAAATGGTCTGCTTTACAAATTGTATTTAATCTAATAGGTTTTGCTTCTGATATTGTTTGATAGTTTGTTGTTGCGCCATCAACTGTAGTAGAGCCTTTCTTTTCAATTATAGCTAACCTATCATTGTCTACATAATAATATCTTTCTGGATTAGTATACATTACATCTCCTCTGTAGTTGTATCGTCTATAATAGGCTTACCAGTCATTCTTGGTATTCTTACATTGTTAAGATATACTTCTCGTATTGTAAGTATCTCATCTGGCAACGTATAATATCTTTTATTTGCTGTTGTTGAATCAGGGTCTACATCAACACCTAAGCTAAAACTATGCTTAATAAGCTCTGTTTTAGCGCAAAAATCATCAGATGCTCTGTTAAGTAGTAATCTAATTTCATTATCAGCCATATTAGGATGATGTTGTCTAATTAATTCTATCATTTCATTTAATGTCATTTCCATCTCCTACTAATTGAAAAGGAAGCCCCAATCTTTGCAACTCTTCTTGAATCATTTTATCTATAGTGGCTATTTGACCTTGAGTCAAAGCAAATAATTCGTTGTCTTCTTCTTCTTGAACAGCTTCGCTTATTTTAGCTTGCAATAGATAAGAGCAGGCTTTTAATATTCCTAAGTTTAAAGCTTGTTGAGGAAAATCAAAAGTATCTCCAGAAGTTTTTTCAGTAATATCTTTATCTACTAAATAAGTATATCTATATATTGCAATATTTCCGCCAATAGGCCTTACAACCATTGTTCCATTAGGCTCAAAACTGTATATAGGGTTTTTGTAATTACCAGCATTATAATAAATACTAGTAGCATCACCCTCTCCTCTTTTCAACATATCTAAAGAAACTTCTTTAGCTACCCTATCATTCCCTCCATTGTCTTCTCTAGTAACTAAAATAATTTTAGAATTTGCCACATCTGTTGTTTCTACCGTAGAAGCTTTTATTAAAGCACTTCTCCACAATTCAGAGTCCGATGGAATTAAATCAGCAGCATGGTTAAAGCCAGAATTAATTAAATCTTTATAACCTTCTATTGAAGTAACTTCATCACCTACAAGGTCTTTTATTCTTGTTATTATACTACTCGCCATCTTCTACTTTTTCTTCAGCAGATTCCTCATCAAGAGATTCGAGTATCTCTATTGCACCTAATAACTTAAACTTAAGTTGCGTAAACTCTTCTAGTTTAATGTTTACTTGCTGTAAATCTGACTTTAATTTAGCTATTTTTTCTTCCATTATCTTTTAACCTCGTTTTTTATTTTTAGTATCATATATATTAAAGTAGCTATAGCTGTCAAAGCGCTTAAAAATGGAGGAATAACCTCTAGCCAAGCAACCATAGTACCACCCATTCCGACAAAAGATGTTTTAACTGTATCTATTGAGCTACTCATCTGACGTCCAATCTGAGCTTAAAAGCTCTGTTAATATTTCGCTATGATTATAAGTTGTTATGCCATCAAAACATGCGGGTGTATCACCATCCCATTTTAGCACTGTTTTAGTTCCATCTAATGATTTTCTCAGTATTTTTCCTTCTAATGAATTTGAAAGCATTTCATCAGTCACATCAGATACATTTAATATTACATAAGTTCTTGTATTAATCATGAGGACTATCTCCTGTAATTACAACATCCCCTTCTCCTAAAAAAGGTGTTGCAGCTGTAATATTTGACGTATTTCGTAAAGAAAGTTGCCTATTTATTTTATAAAGATGTATTACTCTAATTCCTACATGACTACCAATTGAATTGTCATCTGGGCCAATAGATAAATTTAATGTTGTGCCTGTAGAAGTAACTTGTTTTGATATTCTACTATTAGCACCACCTATATTCAAATTATAATAATCAATACTATTTTGGCCTGACTTACCTACCTTAATATTAGTTGCATGGCTTGCATAAGCAGATTCTTCTTTCCAAAAACTTATAAAAAGCCAATATTTAGCTCCATTTTCTACAGGTATAACAGCGTTCATTGTGCCATATTCAGTATCTGTATTTGCAATTTTTAATCTTGTTACAGTATCATGAGTTATTAAAGCTGTAGCATTATCTACTGTAAACAAAGAATTAGTTGCTACATTATACCCATCAGTTAACGATGCTGTTGAGGTGTTTGATTGAAAATTAAATCTAGTATTATTATCACCATATATGTTTGCACCATTATTTGCAGCATCACTTGAATCAGCAGATATTAAATCAGTCATAAGTCCATAATTTGGAACTGTAGGGCTATTACCACCACCTAGCATAGACCAAACTGTTAAATCTTTTGCATGTTTCCATTCATTGTGGTTAAAAGGATTTCTTTCATTATAAACTGTTTTAGCCATTTGATTGTCAAATTTTAATCCTTTATACACAGCAAAATCAGAAATCCACCCATGAAATGGCTGGCTATTGTTTCCATTATGTTGATTACTACCTAATGAAAGCTTTGAATTACTATTATGATTAGCGCTATGACTAGCTGAACTCCTTACATATGTAGCTGTTTGTCGAACACCGTTAAGCCAAAAAAGAGGAAGAAGTGTCCCTGGAGTATTATTTAAAGTTTGTTGACCTCCAAAATTCTGTCTTTCAAAGGACAAAATTGCATGCACCCATTTTCCAGAAAAATAATCTTCACTTAATTCAACCCCTATCCTTTCAGCTGCAGCTGAGTTATATCCTATTTCCCAATTATTGCCGTCTTTAACCATTAATAAACCAGGGTTAGAGCTTTCGACATTCCACACTCTAAGGTTGGCTACTGCGCTAGGGTCTAATTTAAACCAAACAGCAATAGTATTAAAATCGCCATTATTTGATGATAAAGTATTAGCTGGACTATTAAATTGCAAAGCATCATCAACTCCATCAAAATATACAGAGTTGTCATTTCTAAATCTGTCGCCACTACAAAGTATTGTTCTATTTAATGGAAACATTAGGACTGAACAATTCCTATACGAGCTGTTAGTTTTCCTGTATCTGATGGAGTAAAATCGTCCCCACTTCTATTTATTGTATGAACATATATACTTCTAGTATCAGATTCTGCTCTTACAACTAAACCAATATTAGATTTAACTGCAAACTCGTTTGAGCTTGGCTTAAACGTACTCCAATTACTAACAGTTGTACTCCCCTGTATTTTTGCCACAACCATACCATCATCACCCGCAGTAATAGCAGTACCTATACCTCCACTTGCTATAGTGGTAGTTTTTGCTGCAAAAATTAATTCTAGTGCAGGAGATTCAACATCATTGTCTGTGTTTTGCAAATAAATTGATTGTATAATTGCAGAACCGCCTTTTTCTGAAACTGCATTTGGAATTTCTATTGATTCTGAAATAACAGTATTATCTCCATGCGTACCCACTGCTGTTGTCAACGTTACATCAATAACCTTGACTATCATTTGATTTAAACGTTCTGAATTAGAACCCATGCCAGGCCTACTCTGAGTAACAGTGCTACCCGCATGTGTTATTGTTAAATCACTCATTTCTTCTCCATTTAAAAAATTATGCTAGGGGGCCATAAAGACCCCCTAACGATTACATCATTATGATGGGTCAGCACCAATACCAGCAATACTAAAACCTATACTAGAATTAGTTCCATCAAGCCAAAGCTCGGTAGCTTCAGAACCTCCACCGTAACCATTTGCAGCAATCATAACAATCTTGACATATTGCGCATTTTTCGGTAAGAAAAACGCTTCAAGAGTATTATCTGCTGTTAGGCCAGTCTCTGCATTGCCTTCAGTCGCCTTGGCATCATACCAAGTTTGCGAACTAGAAGATAATGCAGCTGAAGGGTCTGCACCTACTCCGCCAACAGTTACGTCTTGGCCAGAATCCATTGTATACTGAACTTTAGCAGTGATATTTGTAGCTTCATCAGCTTGCGCAAGAACAATTCTAGCTCCTGTGCATGGAAGAGAACTTCCAGATGTTTCTACGGCTCCACCACTAGAATTAGCAGCAACAGTAATAGTTTCTGTAGCTTTAACGTAACCATCTTCTTTTGCGTATGTAAATGCCATAATCAGACCTCCTAACTAAACTTAAGAACAGCGTGAGTTTCTGGTAAACTAATTTCAAGACCAGCTTCTGTAATCACTTGGTCTTGTCTTCCATCAACTCCGTTATCTTGTACGTTAGTTTCAATGTAAGTATCTCTGCTTATGCCATTTCCAACTAATGGTCTATATGCTACATTTTTCATGTCAACAGCAACACAGAAGTTTTCCCAAGGTCCTCTTAATAATGGCTCTGCAATAAAATGCAAATTACCAAATATAGTATTGACCATAGTTACATTGTGACCAAACGCTCCTTTTATAGTTTGAACATCTAGCTTATATTGAGAAGAACCTACTGTATTGTTTAAGAAAGAACCACTACCTAGTTTATTTAAATAAGTAATAACTTTTCTTGAAGCAAGTACTAGTTTATTTCCAGAGTTTCCACTTTCTACTGCAAAGAAATCTTCCATTGCATCTAAGAAAGCATCATACCCAGAAGAAGCATATGTCATATTATACACTTTTCCATATTGCTCTGTATAAGGCAGTATTCCCCAACTATATCTTGTTGGAACTGTAGATACAGCCTCTGCTGAAGCTGAACCCACTCCAAATAACATAGCTTGTTCAATATCCATCTTATGTTCCATGAGTTTATCTGTCCAGATTCTTTGAAACTCATTTTTAATGCCTCTGTATTCGGTAGCAAGTGCTGTATTAGAAAAGATATTCATGCCAGTCTTAAAGATTTGGCAATATCCTTCCCTATCAAACAACTTATCTTCCCAACCAGTTGGACTGTCAGTACCTTCAGCAAATGAAGAGCCAATTACTTGACCTTTTTTATCTGCTGCTATAGTAACTGCTGCTGGCCAATTAGATGCAGTAGTATCATTATTAACTGAATGTACAGCTACTGTTAAATTAGCCTCATTAGCGTCTGTTGTTAAATCTACAGCAGATATTTTAAAATTAATAATCACTGAAGAGCTATCAGAATCATCAACAGCTTCCATAGCAAGTACTTGATTTGGAAGTAAAAAACCTGGCTGTGAATCTGCACTTAATCTTCCATAAGAATCGTAATCGCAATTTACCGCTAAAGCTGTAATCCCACCATCAGGGTCTACGGAAGTTTTTGCGTCTACATTAACTACGTTTCTTCTTTGCCACTGATGTCTTTGTTCTAAAAACTTAAACACAGGGTCATTTGTTGCTTTTTTTGCCACTTTATTTAAATAAACGAAGAAAGGACTTTGCTGAGGAGCAAGTTCGGCAACCCTATCACCAAAATCAAACTTTCTACGAGTATCATTTAAAGAGACATTACTAGTTTGGACTGTATTTGGTCCACTAGCATTACTAAATACGGTTGCATTAGCCATATTTATTCTCCTTTACTCTTAATTAACTCTCTCTCAGCTGTCGTGGGACCTTCGAGTAGAGTATGGTTACCACGGGTTTTTACTATTATAACCCGCTATTAAATTATCCATAATATTGTCTTCTACACTTCTTGCATCATTCCCGCCACCTTGACCTGTCTGAACACCCATCGGAGATGGTATCTGCTGAGCTCTTTGTGTTTGTTGAAACTCAGGACTTGGTCCAGCATTAGGTTGTGGTTGGCCTTGGCCTTTTTGCAGTCTGTATAACTGAACAAGATTATCTAAACTAAGTGAATTGGGGTCTGACATCTGTTGGATAAACTCTTGAGCATCAGCATCATTAAAGCCATAGTGGCCTTGAAGGTGATTGTTAACATCAGCCATCTGCTGCTGTTGTGCAGCTTGTGCTTGACGTCTTTGAATCTCTTCTTGACGCTGTTTCTCTTGAGCATCAAACTTTTCTTGCATCTGAGCTACGGTATACTCTTGTTTTAGAGTAGCGTATTCAGCCATGTTATCACGCCATTCCTCATAATCATCTAAGTACCTAGCACTTTCACTAGTTGGGTCGCTATACGCTTCCTCTCTACTGTAGTTTCTAGGCTTTTTGGGCCTTTCTGGTGGCTCAGGGAACTCCTCTACAGGTTCTGCTTCAGGTTGTGGTGCTTGCATTGCGTTCATTTGAGCCTGTAATTGCTCATTTTGTCGCTGAATTTCTGCTATTTGATTATCTCTCTGAGCAGTTTGGCTTTGCCAATACTCAAATCGTTTCTCATCATTTTTAGCAGAATACTCTTGTGCTTGCTCCTGTATCGGAGCAGATTCAGGGGTCTCAGCCTCTGCTGGAGCCTGTTCCTGTGTTTCTGTTGTTTCCTGAGTGCCTAAAAAAGCATCCTCAATCGACATGCTATCATTAGAGCCTTCTGTAGGCCATGGTCCTTCAAATGCAGTAGATGCATCATTCGGATTGGCACTTTCCATCGGGGTGTCTACGTTGTCTGTCATTTCTTTTTACTCTCTTTCGACTTGCCCTGTTCGCCGCTTACAGGGGTAGAAGTCTCTGTTTTTATTGAACCAGCGATATCACGCTTGATTACGGCCATATTGTCGTCAAGTCGTTTTTCATAAACAGACCCTGCAGCTTTTGCTTTATTACTAACCTGGTCAAGTTCTGTTTTAAACTTCTCAACTTCAATTCTTTTTCTAAGGTTAACTGACTCTCTATCTCTAGTTTGTAGGTCACCTTTTAATCTTTTAATTTCTTCTGTAGCTTGTTGTAATTGAGCCTGCAATCTTGAAGTAATGTCGGTTCTTTCAACAACACCCTCCATATCAAATACTTCTGTCTTCTTGAGAACCTCAATTCTATCAACCAATCCTTTCTGATATGCATCCATATAAAACTCTAGCTCTGCATATCTATTAGATGGTAGTGTGCTACCTGCTAGATAAATTACGTCATATTCTCCAACTGTAATATCATTAAATACACTAATTTCACCTGTTTTATCATCAACAAGCTTTTTATTAATAGTAAATTCGCTTAATGAGTTATTAGGTTGGATAACTCTAAATGTTTTTTGCTGTGTATACAACTCTTGCATCAGAGGTATTGCAACTTGTGCAACCTTCGTTAAACCTGCTTCTATATCAGCCAACTTAGACTTTATCTTTCTTTGTCCAAACTCATCTAATGATATAGTCGCTTTATATGTTTGAGGTGCAGCCTGAGCATTACCCATCATCATTTCATATAATCCTAACTGATGGTCTATATCTTGCTTGGCTACTTGCTCACCGCTATATAGTTCGTTTGGAAGCGGAGAGGGTTGAACAGGCATTGGTGCGCCATCTGTTGGGTCATATGGAATTGCAACCCCAGGCTGTGCCCACTTTTGCTCAAACTCATTCATGTCTACACTTCCTTCTGGTACAAGTATCTTAGTATTAGTACTTGTAGTAGCATGAGCAACAATAAGTGAACGCATTTTGTTTATATACTCTTGCAATCCTTTTATCATTCGTACATCAGATTGAGGATATGGTGTACGAGTATGTAAACTCATAAATGGTACAATTGGATATCTTTCTATTGGTAGTTCTCTAGAATATAAATGCTTATCACCCATGATAACACACATCTTAACTCTTTTACACTGCGTAGTAACTACCTGTATTAATCCACGTTCTATAAGTTCTGCATGATTTAACTCTTCTACACTCATAGGCTGTGGCATTGCTGGCATTTCTGCGTCACCATCTAAACCAGCGCTCATCATACCTGCGCCCATCTCTGCTTCATACTGCTTACGCATTTGTTCCATCTGGGCAATCATTGCACTCGCTTGATTCATATCAGTAATAACCTGACCATTTATAATGTAAGCAGGTTTCTGTAAATACTGACCATATTCATCTTCATTTAAGAAATGTTCTTTCCTAGAAAACGTTTCATAAATTCTGTATCTATCTACTGTAATTTTATAGTATCTTTCATATCCTCTTAGATACTCTGTATTATATGTTCTATCTACATCTTCTGGGAAATGAGTAGCCATATCATTAGCTCTACCCGTTTCTGGTCTATCATGGTCATAATCACCATGGTTGTTAGCAGCATTTCTAATAGCTTTTTCATACATAGGGTATAAATCTGCTGCTTGTTCTCTAGTAAATAGTCTAGATATAATTATATTATCTGCATCTTCAAAAAACTTGTCCCTTGAATTAGGGTCTACATATACATCTAGTGGGTCTACATCTACAATACAAACCTCACCTTTACCCATGTCTTTCATTGGGTCTTGGTATACTTGTATATATCCTAGTCCCATAACATAGTAATCATCAATCATTTGACGTACTACGGTTCTTCCATCAGATATATCATACATATACGACAGCATAGCACTCATAACTTGAGCTACTTTATTATCAGAATCTTCTCTAGGAGCTACTCTAAATGATGGTCTATTAGCAGACATCATTGATTTTGCAGCTTCTACAGCTGGATGTACCCTATTAACAACGATAGGGGCCTGACCCCTAGCTGTTAATATATCTTCTTGTTCCTTTGTCCACTGTCTGCCAAGTCGGAACTCTTTGTCTTCTTTAGCATGTTTTGCCCAGTTATCTCTTTTTGTGCTATACTTCTGAAACAGGTCAAGCGTCTCATCTACGAGAGGCTTACCTGTTAAGTTCTTTTTGGTTGTATATGCCATCTTGCAATTTAACTCCTACATGGTCATCCAATCAAGGAATTTCTTTTTCTTTTTAGTTTTCTCGTTTTTTTCGGAATATTCCTTAATTCGGCATGGTTTCGCCCCATCGAGTGCAGTCCATATAGCATCCATAACATCATCATGTTTCCCTCTTGGATACGATAAAAACTCTTGTTGGGGTTTTATGTCTTCTGGTCTAAAATAAAATTGTCCTCTTGCAAACATCGGCACCATCGACAATAGTCGTTCTGATTTCTTTGTTCTAGGCTTTACTCCTTTTTCTAGACCTGGTATGTATAATCCTTTTTCTCGCATTATATCACGCACTCCTACCCTAAGAGCTTCTTGATATCCTGTTGTTTCTATTTTCATTCGTCTCGGTTTGTACTTTGTAAAAGTATCAATAATCTTTTGTGGTTGTTCTGATGGAGATATCCTATCCCTGTATATGTCAATTACATATTTGTTATTATCATTATCTATACCAATCGTTGCTATTACAAAATAGTCTGCTCTAACAGATAGCGATGACGCTGGGTCAACGCCTGTATATACTTCTATTGGTATTATCTTTTCTTCATCATCAATCTTTCTAACTAAACAACCTTGTCCATTTCTAATCTCGTAATCATTATGATGCATCTTAATCCATTCTGGTTTAAACGGAGCATTATCAGGAGATTGTGCTATATTCATGTATTCTTGATAGAATCCATTTAAGTTACCGATACTAGCAAATTCTTCTTTTATCTGCAGTATCCTTTCATGTGGGAATCGCTCTGGCCACAAACTCTTTTCATCATCATCCCATATACTATACCATAAGACTTTCCACGCTTTAGAGTTCTTTATCCAATATAAGAAACAATCTTCTGATATAACCGTACCTATCATCACCACTTTCCCGTCATCAGATAGCGATGGGATTACCGCTTCTGTCATCCACTTTTTATTCTTAGCACGAGATTCTGGGGTATACGCATTTAATTCTGATTCAAAGTCATCAACTATAATTAGGTTTGGTCTTGTATCACCTTCAATAAAACCCCTAACTCTTTGACCTGTACCCACTGCAACTATTCTTGTACCATTGGCAAGTATAACATCGTTGTTTGTCCAACGCTTTGCAGTATTAGGACCCATATCTCCAAACAACTCAGAGAATGTATCGCTATGAGATAAGTGATACTTAATCCTAGATAAGAAGTTTATAGACTGAGTCTGTGATTCTGATATAATAACTATAAATAAATCTTCATCACTACGCTTGAATGCGGCTTTCCATAATGGATATATAAGTGATGTAGTAGTACTTTTGGCTGTACCACGGGGGGCTGCTATTGCAACCCTCCGTGTATCGCTATCGGATAAGGACTTATAGATGTCGAAGTGGAAAGGAGGTATCTCCTTTCGGAGGGCTGTTGGGAAGCAGTACCTTCCAAACAATGCCATATTGTGATATAACTTTTTTAACGCTTGTTGTTGAGCATACTTCTCTTCGTAATTACTCATCAGATTCTTTAGTGGTCGTTCTTGACGCCGCTATTTGCGATTCCTCCTTTACAATATCATCAATCATTGTAACTGATTTCGACTCTATCTTGTCTACAGTTTTCTCCATATGCTTTTCTTTCATACCATGCATATCCTGTAAGTTTTCAACAGCTCTTAATATATTAGACACATCTTTCTTTTCCTTGGCTATTTTAATACCTTCTTCTAATAAATCAAGAGTATAGCCCTCGGTTAGTCCGTGGTCTTGTAATAGTTTCTGTCTTTCTTCTCTTACCATCTTTTTGAAAACCTCCGTTTTCATTGTTCTTTTCCATTTGCGTCTTTGGGAACTAGTAACTGCTCCTAAAGCCCACTCAATGGCTAAATCGTAATCTGGTTTTATTGCAAACATTTCAGCAAGGTTTTTCATTTTATCCTGACCTGACTGAACTTCTATATAACTTTTACCTGTAAATGTTACGTTAGTCTTTCGACCAGCTACCACAAGTTTTTTAGAAGCATACTTAGGATTATAAAAGGTATACCCCCAAGCAAAGCGAAGATAAACACTAGCTCTGCCGTTGTCACCCACATACGTTCTTTTTGCGATGACCTTTGAAACATAGTTATCATCAGAGCTCGCATATTCTCCTTCTTCTGCATCTTTCCAGTACTTGTATTTGATTCCATATTTATCTGTTTCTTCTGTTCTATAAACTTGATAGGTCGTAAGACCCTTATCCCTGTGATTAATTTCTATTTCGTACATTATCCAATATCAAATATATTTTGATATGCTGGATTTACTATATCATCTATAGACATATCATCTTCTATTGAAGGCTGATGAAATTGCGATTGTTTTATAAAATGTTTTCTTGTCCCTTCGCCTTCCATAGTATTCCAGTTTCTTTTCCAATAATCAGCTTGTCCTTCTAAATCTTTAGGAACTTTAGATGGAATATTCAATAAGCCCATTCTTGTTAATGCAGCTGATATGTATGGATTATGATTTTCTTTCAATAAATTTAAATTTAAAATATCAAAATCAGGTCTATTTAATTTTTTTTGCAAGTATTCATTTGCAATTTTAACTCTTTTTGCTCCTTCTTTACCAGTAGCTCGTTGAACAATATCTTTATACCTGATAGGGTCTATTTGAGAGGCACCAAAAGAATAATCACCTAACCTATCTGTTCCGAGATTACTTTCTGTTGCAGCAACATTTCTCATAAATTGACCTACATCGTCATATCCCGCATCAGAGTATAGCTTATTTATTTCTTGTATTGCTTCTAGTGTTTTTTCTTTAGACATTACTTGCTCATTGACCTAGCACGCTCTTTACTGCAGTTGCAGTTCCATTTACGCAATGCTTTGTTTATTCTGCTGTTTGGGTCGTTAGCCGTCTTCGCTCCCGTTAGTCTACGCTTCATTCCACACATCCTAGCGCAGAAAGAACTTCTTCTTTTAGCAGATTTACTGCCTTTCTTTAATTTACTTGGCTTAGTAGTAACAGCCATCTTTAGCTTAGAACCAGGATTTGCAGCTCTATACGATGCAATACCCTTTCTATTTAAGCCACCAGATTTACTTTTACCCGCTTTACGCTGCCATGCTGGTGTTTTAGCCATTTTTATTACGTTTCCTTCCTGAAGCTGTTATTGACCAGTTTACATGATGTGGCCCAGTCTTCTTATATGCTTCTCTTTTTGGTATTCTACTGGCTATAGCAGCAGGTCTGCATGCAGGATAGGGTCTACCCTTGTCCTTTTTCCCACTTCTACCACATTTTTTACCAGTCTTAACATCTCTCCAGTCTTCTTTAAACCATTGAGTCAATCCACCTTTGGCCATTAGTATGTACCTCCTCTGCGTTTGTACTCCTTAACTAGCCAAGCACTACCATAAGCAGAAGGCCATACCTTGAACTTCTTCTTAGCTAGTGCTTTAACTCGTAAATATAGTGATTTATTCTTTGGTTTAGCCATTAACTGCCGTAACCCATCTTTTTCTTAGTTACAGCGTCTCTGTTACCTGCTTTTTTTAACATTTTTCTGTCTACAGCTGCTTTTCCAGCCATGGCTCCCATTTTAGCACCAGCCGCCATTGCTTTTTTAGCTTTAGCTGCAGCAGCCATCCCTGCTTTTGTGTATGGATACTTCTTTCCGCCTACATCTGGCATAATTACCTCCTACGTTAAGTTTTATTAAATATCAATATCCTGTGGTTCTCTAAATCTTCGTGGTAGTGTTTTGTAATCTGGAACATCTTTCTTAAGAAATCGAGGTGTAGGCGTTTTATTGCCATATTTATCTACTTTAACAACTTTATAATCAGGTGGCCCAGTATTTATATAACCCTTTTTTAGCTTTAACTTTTTTCCACTAGGCAAAGTGATATTTTTCTTATCCTTACCAAAATTAATCTTTGCCGCTTTTATATCCTTGCTTTTGAAGCCCATTTTACGAGCTTTTTTTACTCCACTAGATAAACCATGCTTCCTTATCAAAGATACAATAGTTCTTACAACTGCTGATATTGCCATTACACCCTCCAATTTGGTAGATAACTTAATAAAAAAACAGAATCAATTCCAAATATTAAATTTTTACCTACTACCAGTAGTACTACTAGTACTTACATACGTTTATCTGTTGATACTAGGTACTATATGTTACCAATCTCACTACTACTAGTACTACTATTAGTAGAATATAAGAAGTTTGGGGAATTTTCCAACAAAAAAATTTTCAAAAAAATTATTGTAGAATGGATGCACGTGATATACCATTGACTACACGGGGTTGATTTACGGGCTGTGGGGGTCAACTCTCGTTGAAACTTGTATTTGTGTTGCCCCCAGCACTGCCATCACTCATAATCTCAACCAACTAGCTGTATACTACAAATACTTGCTGTTTGTTTAGGCATTTGTGCTTGTGGTTATGGTTGGTTGAGAGTTATGAGTTGCGTACAATCGTATTGTATTATACCTTTTTACTACACATACTGGTATAATACAACTTGTTGTGTCAACCCCTAGTAGCCAATCTTTTTCCTCTTCTAGTAGGTGATAATTTTAAATTTACAAAGGAGATAGATATGGAAAAGTTACAAGAAATAGTTAACAATTTAAAATTTACTGATACTATGAATCAGCTACTATCAAAGATAGTAGCACCAGATGCAGTATCAGTAATACCCTCAAAGAGCAAGAATGGAGTTGAGGGTATTAAGATTTACGGCATTCAATGCTTTAACAAAGCACAGCTGATGAAAGATGAAGATTTCTCAGCATTGAATGACGAAATCAAAGCATCATCTAACCACAGTATGCTGGTACGTCACGATGATGCTTATGAAACTCCTATGGTTTGGATTGGACCAGGCTCTACCAGTAGCCAATCCAAAGAAGATAAGCAAACGTTGTTTGCTTAATCTTCGGGGGAACTTACGTTCCCTTTAAACGTTAATGTATAATTGGTGGTGGCAAAAGTTCAAGGGTTGTTACTAGTCCTTTCACTGCTTGGACGAGTAGCCACCACTATAACTATGAGGTAAATATGAATAAATTTAAAATAGTAAACTTATTAAATGGTGCAGTAACTGTAGTTGTGGCTAAATCTTACGTATCAGCTATCAAAAAAGGTAGAAGATACTTTAGTGAGCCTAATAGAACTAAAGTGCCTGTACAAGTGATATAGAGGTTATTATGAATAACAGAATAAATGAACTGCCAATAATAGTAGGAATATTTGCATTATTTGCTACTATTGTTGCAGGTAAAATGGTATTAAGTGGAATGCTATCAGTATACTGGTTTCTTGGTGGTATACTGTTAGCGTTAGGCTTCTGGGCTGATGAAAAGGAATCTACAGTTATGGATAAATCAGACTATAAATTACTTTTTAAAGCACCAGACGAAACGGATTGGGAAGCTGAAGCTGCAATATCAGCGATAGAAGATAGTTGGGACGATTACGATAAAATGTGGGATAGTAAAGTCAATTGTAACAAATGTAAAAACGAGGTTTATTTGCACGTTTGTATGTGCAAGCCTGTAGTCAATGATTAACGAAATAAAGCACGGGTTTATTAGAGGATACTCTGCGCCGATGGCAAGCTCAGTATTAGTCTCGGCTCGTGCTTTATTACTAACTAGTGAGGTAATAATGAGATATAAAAAAGAAGTAGTAACATTTATTAGTGGAGCAATGGCTGTTATATTATTAGGATATTTATCATATAACGCAATGTCAACACGAGAAGTAGAAGTAATAAAAAAAGAAATAGTTTATGAAGACAGAGTTGTTAAAGTACCTATACAAGTACCAAAGTATGTTACTAAAACAATAACAGATACAATAACGCAGTTTGTACCATTGTATCTAAGCATAAACAAAACCGAGTTCGGTGAAGTATTTAACTATTACAGAAAAGAACGCGGTGCTTGTAGTACATTTGATTGGAACGGACAGCTATATCATACTAGATACGCAACAGAATCAAAAGATATATGCAGTCCTAAAATCCAATGAGCTACAGAATAAAACAATATTGTCCATATAAAACAAGATACGAGTTACTAGAATGGGCACAATCTCGGTATCCTTCAACCAAGTTTGATAGTAAGTGGTCTAAGAAAAGACTGTTCGCACTGTACTACAATACTAAATGAAGGTGGCGTAACTAGCCATTTACCAGTGGGTGTGTACTATGTTCCTTTGTACGTATCTTGTCGCGTACACGCCCACACAAATTTAAACTATGTTACCTCATAGTTGTAGGTGATGGGATTCCCATTATAAAGATATTGACAGGCGAGTGATAACACAGATGAATAGATATCCAGGCAACACTAACGAGGGTCAAGCCACCTAAACTTTTAATTAAACAGATAACAAGATAACGATAACGTAAGGAGTCATATTATGGCAAACGCAACAAGTGCACCTAGCGGTGAAAGAGTAGTAAGTGTAAGTGAAAATGGTAGCTGGTCTACTAAAACAATCGTAGCAAATACTATTGGCGAACTAAGAATAGCGTTAGATATACCTAACGAAGCTACAGTTAATGTTCAAGACCAATTGTATACAGATAATTCATCTGCTATGCCAACTAACGAGCTAAATGATGATGGTACAACACGACCATTATGTATTGGCTGGGTAGCTAACAATAAAACAGGAGGCATAAAGTAATGTATCCTGATAAGTAAATAATAATTAAGGGGGACAATAAGCCAAGTAGTTCTAGTGGATATAGGTGGTGTTCACCGAACACAGAAACTAGACATAGACATCGGTGAGTCCCCCTTACAAACAAAAAGGAGAATTATGAATTTGTTATTAGATTTTAACTCAAGTCCAACAATCAATAAAAATATCGTAGAATGTAGTAAGTCTCCTGTGGAATTTACAGAAACAGGAGCGCGTATTAAATTTATTAGACCACCACGATATGATTCATTAGACCGACCATTGTGGATAGATATTCTTAATATTGATACATTGTGGGATAATGTAGATGCAGAGCAGTTTGCAAATAATACAGGTATGCAAGACATAGTAGCATTTAAAGAAGAACTGGAAACAGTAAACACATGGTTGTATGATGCTTTTGGAATAACAGATAAGATTGATGTTACTAAATCATATGGTTGGAAAAAAGGTTGTTACGATATTGTTAAAGATGCGATTGAAAGAGCTCATAAGTTTAATATGAGACCAGCAGGCATGCCTAGTATATTCAACAGAATACAAGATAGTAGGTGGTTGTATGATAGGCTGCAAAGACAAATGCTAGGCCTTGATGCTTATCGTAACAAAGCTAAATCAGCAGAAATAACACTTGATAGTAGTATTGAAAGTATTGTTGAAAGCCAGCGAGCAGCTTATGATAATATTATAGAAAGTACAAATCAAGCTAATGCTATGTCTGATTATTACAAAGTATATAATTATATTCAACCATCAACCGATAGTGTTGATATTCAATTATATACAATTGTACATTGCAAGCCAAAAGACATGACTATCATTAACAATAGAAACGAAGAGATATGTAAGATGAGAGTACCTGAATGTTATCTTAAGTTTCATAGACCATTGTACAGAGCATTAAATAATGGAAACAGATATGGATTACAATATACTGCAGCTGTTATGCACGGTAAACATCCATACATTAATGCAACACCATATCGAAGGTTAAATCATCCAAATATGGATAGATATGCATGGAGTACATTATGTTTATCTAGTTACACTGATGATATAGAACGTGCGTTGTACAAAAATGATTACATGTCTTTTGTTATGGGTATTATGAATTGGAATAATATTTATAATAAAGATGCAACTAACCCATATGCTGAAATTACACAAGTCATGACTTATGGTACATTTCCAGAAGTTGAAAATGAAGATGAACTACATAGAATAAGAACAGCTCTTAATATTAGCCTACACGAGTTCTTTCGTGCTAAATACTTTAAACACACAATGACAGAATTAGATAGTGTTCAAAGAGATTGGAACGAAAGAATAACTAGAAATTACTCTCCATATGCAAGATATATTGTTGAAGAATATGATAGTAAGAATTGTCCAACACGAAGTGTTTGTACTGGATATCAAAACCTTAAATCATATCTTGAATCAGATGCTCAGTATATGGTAGAAGAAATGGTAGGTAATTTTCTTATTAATGAAAATAGTAATGAGTTTGATGTAGGCTATGAGTTTCAAGACCTGGAATCAATATTAATGGCTATAAATAATTCTGCAAGACCTGAAAACTTGTGGGACCAATTAAAGCAATTAAGGTATTCAGACGAAACTGATTACTGGGGTGAAGCCCCAACAAAAACCGATAACAACCATGATATTGCAGCGATGCAAGCTAAAATATCACAATGGGAAGAACAATTAGCAGCCTCAGGAGGTATAAATGAGTAGACCTAACTTTATTATTAAAGAGAAAGCATGGAATACCATGCAACAATATGCAAGCATTGCATATGACAAAGACAAGAACGAGATATCTGGGTTAATACCATACAGATTAACAAAACATCCTGTGTCAAACGAGACTGTGTATGAGTTATTTGACCCAGTTATCTTAAAGCAAGAAAACTCAGGAACAACAACAGAGCTTGATGGTGAAGCATTACGAGATTACCAAGTTAAAGCTGGTATGAAATATGGAACAGATATCAAATTCTGTTGGTGGCATTCACATCATACGATGGGTGCATTCTGGTCAGGAACAGACGATAAAGAAATAAAAGCATGGAAGAATGACTCATGGTCACTTGCACTTGTTATCAATCTGTTTGGAGAATACAAACTAAATGTATCTGTGTGGAAACCAATAGAGTTCTCTGAAGATGTACCATTAGAAATTGTAAGAGATATTCCTAAAGCAACAAAGAAACAGCTTAAAGAGTATGATGAGTTATGTTCTAATAAAACAGAAGTTATGCATACAGGCTGGCATACAAAAGGATATACTCCACGCAGTCAAATGAATATGTGGTACAATAATAAAACAGAAGATGCACTAGACCCTGATGCAAACAAGAAACTAAAATGGGTTCAAGGAGAATCTCTATCTGTTTATGCAGAACTTATTGAATCATTAGATGAAGCAGTATCAGATGTGATAGATGAGTTTTGCCAAGGCACTATAGATTACAAAGAATATTCTAGTAGAATCAAAATGTTAAACAAGGACTTAAAGTCAAGAAATGCAAAGGTTAAAGTAAATATATTACCACAAGGTAGTGTACTTGAAAAAGCTATGACTATGCAACCTTGGGAACATTTAAAATATGATAACGAAGCTGTAGAAAAATCATATGACGATGCTAGATTAACTAACTATCAAACAAACTATGGAGGTTATGGATGGGTATAAACATGAGAAGTGAAGGCTTAGTAAATAACTTACACGAATATACTTTCCATATATTAGGTTGCGGAGCTATTGGTAGCTCTGCAGCCACTCAGCTGCTACGATGCGGTGCTAAGAAGTTTGTATTGTACGATATGGACAAAGTAGCAACAGAAAACATCGGAGTATCACAATATATGGATGAGCATATTGGTATGTTAAAAACAGAAGCACTAGAAGAACATCTGATGAGTATTAATTGTAGAAACGTAGAAATAATACAATCGCCTGAGTATTTTAGCATGTTTCGTTATCAGAATAATAACGACATTGTTGTTTTAGGTTTTGATAGCATGAAATCTAGGAAGCATGCAGTACAGGAAATATGTTCTAATAAACAAACAAAACCATTTCTATTGATAGATGGTAGAATGGGTGGCGAGCATTACCAGCAATATTTATTCAAAGACTTGACACTAAGTAAATACTTAAAAACATGGTATTCTGACGAAGATGGTGATGCAGAACCATGTAATGTCAAAGCAACAAGTTATTGTTCAAATATGGCTGGTAGTATGATTGTAAACGCTATTAGGAAAGTAGTTACAGATAGTCCATACGAAACAATGTTGACTTTTAATTTTCCTACTATGACATTGCAAAAAACTACTTGCTTTCCACGGTGACATTTAGTAAATTGATAGCTCGTCAACGCCCTGTTGGCGAGTTATCGTTAACAAGTAAAGGACAAAATAAAGATGAAACTAACAAAAGAAAAGAGAAAAGCTATCTCTGTTAATCCCTCGACTTTATTATTGTATGGAGCACCTAAAGTTGGTAAGACTACTATGTTATCACAATTAGATGATTGTCTAATTATTGATACAGAAAAAGGTAGTCGTATGATTGAAGGTTACATACAAGAAGTAAATAGTAGAGATGAGTTGATTGAAACATTGATAGCTATAAAAGAAAGTAAAGATGTAAAGTATAAATATATAGCTATTGACACAATTGATAAAGTAGCAGAATGGGCTGAACGCAGAGTATGTGAAGAAGAAGGCGTAAACTCTATTGCTGACTTAGCATTTGGTAAGGGCTATGGACTTGTACGTGAAAAAGTAGCTAAAACTATTTCACATTTCAAAGAAGTCGCAGAGCATCTTATTATCATTGGACATAGAAAAGTAGCATATGCAGTAACAGAAGGTAACCCTATAGTAATACCAGAATCTCTTGATTTAACAGGTAAACTAAAAAATGTTATTATGGCTGGTTGTGATGCTATTGGTTATGTGTATCGTGATGATAAAGAGAATCTAATGGTATCATTCAAAGCTAATGACAGCATAGAAGCAGGTAGTAGATGTCCACATCTCAAAGGGCAGGAAGTTAAATTTGAATGGAAAAATATATATAAGGAGGCTAAATAATGGCTATATTCAAACCAGAAACAACAAGTACAACAACAGCACCTAAATCTTCATACTTAGGAGCAATAGAAGTAGGTCCAGTAGGATTCAAAGATAGAAGTGGTGATTTCCCAGGACAAGACTGGGCTGAGGTATTCTTAGAGATAGAACTATCTGTTAAGGGTAGCGAATACACAAACAAAATGTCTTTATTAGGTAGATTAGATAAAGATGCAGAAGGTAAGATAGTTGGAGGTAGCGTACTAAAAAGAATGTACAATATCTTTGATATGATTGGATTCAAAGGTGGTCTTACTATTGATAAAAAATGGGAAGACGAAAATGGTAATCAGATAACTAATATTGCAGAACATCTCAATAACAACTTTAAAATGGATGGACAAGACTTCATTGCGTATGCATACAAAAAGAAGCCTAAGAAGCCAGGAGATAAAGTATATACAGAGATGTGGCCTAAGCTATGGCTAAATACAGAAGGTGGCAGAATGCAATGCGACAAAGATGTTAAATGGCTTAAAGAAAATGGTTATCTAAAAGAAGCTACACAAGATGATTTGGCTCCAAAAGGTCAAACCAACTTAGCAGACAACGCATTAGCTAATCTATGAAATACGTAGAGGTAGCAGTCGGAGGTCCTCATAACCGAGGAAACCTAGTTTTGCGTAGTGAGCTTGGCCATTATCTCCCTAAAGATGGAAGCCCACTGTATCGCTCTGTTTATCTCTACGGTGATGATGCAAAAGAATATGCTGATTCACATAGGACGTTAAAAGGCTATCACGGTAAGCGTGGTATTGATAATATACTTATTGATATAGACAGAAAAGATAACTCAGATGAATACACACTAAAACAATTGCGTGCTACTCTTCAGCATCTAAATACCCTAGAAGTCCTAGATGAGAGTATACAATGTTACTTTAGTGGTACTGGTTATCATATCGTCATAACAAACAAAGTATTCAATTTCCAAGCTAGTGATAGCCTGCCCTATCAAGTAAAACAAACCATGTCGAATCTGTTTGAAGATATTGACTCAAGTATCTACATGAGAAGTGGAATATATCGTGTGACACACACAAAAAACCAGAAAACAGGTTTATATAAAATACCTATTACACTACATGAAGCATATAACAAAACATATCAACAGATACACGAGATGGCTAAAGACCCACGCTTTGAGTACCCATATGAATTATTAGATGGAGATTGTGAGTTAGAAGGCTATATATGCCTAGATGTACCAAAAATACGTCAACAAGGCAAAGTTAGTGAACCTACGAAGGTAGTACCTTGTGTACAAACAATGCTTAGGAATGGCCCAATACAAGGCTCTAGGCACAATACACTACTTAGGATAGCTAGTTATCTAAAAAGAAATGGAGTACCCAGCGATTATGCAAAAGTAATGATATTGCATTGGAATAACAATATGATGGATGAAGAAGCAGTCATACAAAAGATAGAATCTGTTTACAATGGAAACTACAGATACAGTTGTCATGACTCAGTTATGAAAGAACATTGTCAAACTAAATGCATCTATTTCAAAAACAAGAACTATCATATTGATGTAAAAGATTCTGATACATTGCAGAAAGAATATGAAGAACGTTTAGAAACCAACTTTCAAGGTAGAACTGTACCTTTATCAGATATGTTTGGTTTAAAAGGATATGATACACAAATATATCCAGGCGAACTTGTTACAATATTCGGTCCAACAGGGTCTAACAAAACTACACTCGCACAGAATCTTGCATTGGGTGTAGATTTTAAAAACGATAGAATAAACAAACAATGGCAGATACCAACATTGTTTTTATCACTAGAGCTGTCAGCATGGTACATGCACAGACGTCACTTGCAAATAGTATCTGGCTTATCAAAAGAAGAAGTGAATGCTAATTACAAAGAAGTATACAAGCGTCATTCTGATGAGCTACAGCATCTACATATACAAACAGTCACACCAACACTAACATCAATACAAGACAAAATAAAAGAACTAAGTCCATATCTTGTGGTGGTTGATTATATAGATTTGGTGGATACGCCAAAAGATGTTAAAGGAGAATATGAACAGATTAAATACATATCTCATAACTTATCTAATATGGCTGTTAATCTAGATGTTATTATTATACAAGTATCACAAGTTAGTAGAGAATATAGTAGAAATGAAGTTCTAGACCTGTATGCAGGTAAAGGTTCAGGTGCTATTGAGAATGCATCACGTAAAGTGATTGGTCTTAATGGACAAGCTGATTCCAACATAAAAGAAATTCATATGTATAAGAATACTGACGGTGAATTATTTGACGTTGATGTAGAGTGGAATGAAAGCTTTAGGCTAAGGAGAGTATAATGGGTTACATAATAACAATCATATTAGATGAGAATCTTGCTATGATAGAGTTGTTTCGTACGTTTAGAATAGGAGTTGCTTGGATAGATGATGAAATAGGTAAAGCAACTTCATTAATACTAGGCATACGAAAAGTAGAAACTAACATTACGTTAGCCCTACGCAAACAAATGCAGTGGCATGAGACAGGTGAAGCGTAGAATCAATAAAAAAGTTAAGTTCTGGGAGGACAAGTTCCTCCCAAAGCTTAAAAAACACCATGGCAACAGAAGTAAAGGTGTTTTTCACAGAGTGATGAAAAAATCATCTACCCTAAGAACATCACTCAAAAGGAGAAGCAGAGAATATGAAGTATTATTTGACATTAGTCTTAAAGAAATTAGAGAACTTATTTTACATGCATACGGAAAGCAGTGTAAATATTGTAATGACATACTTAAAGTTAATAATATGGTGTGCGACCATACTAATCCTATTAGCCATGGCGGAGAATCTGTTAGGGCCAACCTACAAATGATTTGCGCTAGATGCAACACCAGAAAAGGTCCGCTTACAGATAAAGTATATAGAAAACTATTAGGATGGTTAAAAAGACAAAACAAAAATTCAAGAGATTACATTTTAAGGAAGCTTTCTAAAAGCGATGTATTTAAATAAGCAGTGGAGAGATGTTAGCGTGAGCGCATACACAGGGTTTTTACGGGGTTCTTATTCTATTCCCCATCCTTATTGTCCCTGATTTACGACACTGCTTAAAATTAACTGGCTGGAAGTTGCAGTATAAAAACTCCAACAACGTAACTAATAATCGCAGTTATAATATAATAAATATAACTAGATGTTACGAAATCGAAGAAGAAAGGGGAGAGTCAAACAATTAACAATTAACGGGAGTTATTATCAATAGTTTGGTGCAGCTCTCCCCGCTCACATTAAGGAGGTAACATGATATTATTTGGAATGGTAATTAAATGCTATACAATACTTACTTTTGCAACAATAACAGATGAAATATGGAACTTAAAGAATCCACGTCCATATCCACAAGATAAGTATTATCAATTAGCAAATTGGGAAGAAAAAGACTTTATCTTTTATACTAATGGAACATACGTATTAAGAGAAAAAAGAAAAGCAGACAACACAACAAAAGCAGAGGCTAGGAGACAATGGCATGAACGTAAAGCTAAGCAAGCTAAATAAAATAGGAATAAAGGTAAAAAGATGGTTAGGAGTAGACATAAATACACTAGCGAAGAAATACAACGTATCAAAGAGAACAGTTTACAGAGTATTAAAAAAATAATCAAGTACCAAGAAAAGCTATACAATTTAAACTTTAAAAATGGTAAATGGGTAAGGAGATATAATGCAAAAAATAAAACCAAAAAAGAAAAATAAAAGCAATTACACAGCAGTCAATCTATCTAATGAAAGAAGAAGAGATGTCCATCGCAAAGGCAAAAAACCAAGATTTGTAATTAAAGACACACAACAAGCTATTAAAGAAGCAGCAAATGGTTGTTGGTGGATAGAGCAGTATTTACGAGCATCTTATAGTTGGAGAGATACAGCTAGATATGGTATAGACGATGCATACTAAATTTTACGATATAGACCTACCTTTTGGTCTAAAGTATGAAGGTACGCTATCAGAACTATTAACAGCTAAAACTAATAAGCTTATTGAAGTAAAAACTGAAAGAGATATTTGGAAATCTACAGGTAATATATTTGTAGAGTTCACATGGCGTGGGGCCTTGAGTGGCATAACAACTACTAAGGCTGGTTGGTGGGCAGTAATATTAACCTTTGAAGATAACATTGAAGGTATTATATTATTGCCTACCCCAATATTTAAAAAGAAAGTAAAAAAGCTAATACAAAAAGGCATAGCTCAATACCCAGTAAAAGGTGGAGATGATAATGCTAGCGAAGGTGCATTAGTACCTATTAAGGAGTTGATGAACTATGAAGAATAAAATAGAGCTATACAAAGAAAGCCTAGATATTAGAAGACATGAGTCAGGAGCCAGGTGGTATGCACCAGTTGGCTCTTATGACTGGAAGCCTTCAGTTACCACTATTATAGGCGAAACACTAAACAAAGGCAAGGGATTTGAACAATGGTTAGGTAACCATCCCAGCTACAAAATTGCGTGTGAAGAACGTGATAAAGCAGCAGATAGGGGGACACTCGTTCACGACCTTGCCGAAAAATACATGCATGGCGAATCTGTTGAATCAGAAGATGAGGAGATATGCAAACACCTTATGTCATTTGAAAAATTCTGGAGAGAAAATGAAATACAGATGATTGATACAGAATTGTTCATGTGGCATAAGGATGTGCCGTGGGCAGGTACTTGTGATATAATAGCTAAAATGAACGGTAAATATGCTATTATAGATATAAAGACAGGAGGCTATTATAAGTCTCATGAAATACAGCTAAATATGTACGCAGAACTGCTATCTAAGATAACAGGAGAAGAAGTAGGTATATTAGCAGGATTATACACTAAAGGAAAATGGATAAGAGAACCTAACTATCAACTAAAGAAGTTTAAGTTTAACTTAGATATAGCAATATCTGTTGATAATGTATGGAGATTTTTAAATGGTGGTAATCCAAAACCAAAAATGAAAGCAAAACTAAAAACTAAATTCGAAATAAGGAGTAGTAAAGATGAGTACGAGCTTTTATAGAGACAAAGTGCAAAAGTTACAACAAATCATCGACAAAAAGGATGAAGTAATACAGCATTTAGAAAATGAATTATTGCTATGCAAAGAGTCTAAAAAAACTATGCAAACAGAAGAACAATTGCGTAAGTGGGAAATAAATACAACTCCCGCACCTAAATACGAAAAATCTTCTATTAATAGGATATTAAAAGGTAAAAACAAAGCAATGATTAAATTTACGGAGAAAAAAAGATGAGCACACCTAAGTACAAAAACATAGGCAAAAAACAAATAATCACAGCATTCAATGGGCTAGCTAATAAAACAGAAGCAATAGAAATGACACTCAATCTATTGATAATGATGTTAGAAGATAAAAAAGTTATGACTGCTGAAGAGTTTAATGAGTTCATGAAAAGCAAATTAGGAGGTAAGGATGGAGTACCAACAGATGAAAACTCTGATGGAGATGGAGATACTACCACAGATAACAAAGACTAGAGATGCTGGACAAAAAGAATACGCTCACGATGTAAACAATGTCTTTGCAAACTTTGAGAGAGTTGCAGAGGCATTGAATACAACACGAGAAAAAGTATTAATGGTCTATTTACTAAAACACATTGATGGCATATCTGCTTATACTAATGGTATGAAATCACAAAGAGAAGATGTGCGAGGTAGATTAACAGATGCTATAGTATATCTTATGTTATTGTGGGGTATGGTAGCAGATGACTTAGAAGAGTCCTGACCCTGGAGTTGGGACTTTTCTTTCTTCACCTTTTCTTAATTCTTTAGACGCTCTACTTAATCCTATTAGTGGTATTCCTGTCCACTTATCTACAAGTGACATTGGATTTTCTATTAAGTTATTTTTAGCAACAAAATCTCTAGATATTCTTCCGAATGGATACATAGTGTGTACGTAATAGTTAGCTACTCGTTCCCAATCATCTTCTAATATTGCTCTCATAGATGCCATTGGAAGTCGTGCTATTGGTGGAGTAATTAATTGTAATGGTGCAATTGGCTGTGGCCATTGACCGAAAAATGCTCTTTTCTTATCTTTCTCATCACCAAACAACCATTCACTAGTATCTTGCATCCAGTTCCATGGCGATGGCATTGCAGTATCAAACAATGAATATGCAAAAGCATTACCTAATGCAAATACAAATAAGTCTAACTGCATTATTCGTGCAGCTCTTTCAGCTTCTTTACCTTTAAAGCCGTAGAGTCTAGCTTGTTTCAATGCTTCTTTTCTAAAACGTACAGCATTCCATCCCCATAACTGAAAACGTGTCATTACTTTACCTAGCGCTGTTCTTGCGAATAATGGCCTAAATGGAGCAGAATATAAGAACTGTGTAGACTTAACACCTTTCTTAGCTAATTCTATTAATATGGGATGGTCAAACTCACGTATAGCACCATTAAACTTCTTATACCAAAACAGATAATGTGCCATAAACGCATCTCTTCTTAATGCTCTTTCTGGTACTGACATAAACTTAGCGGCTAATTCTGTAATAGGTCTTGTTATTCCTTTTTCTTTAGCCATATCTAGAACAGATTCTTTTGATAAATCAGGGTTTCTTCCTAGTTTACGTGCAACAGACTCTATAAACTCTTTATTCTTTGAAGATTGATATTCTGTTGCTAATCCATATTCCTCGAGTAATTGCTCAGGTAGTACGCCTTGTTTAATTACAAACGCTTCTCTTGCTTCTTTTGATGAAAACTTTTCACTAAGTGCAGCCATATACTTATTGTTTCTAGCTTCCATCCAAGTCTTCATACCAACAGATTGAACAGTGTGCATAGTACCACCAAAGATATTAGCAACAACAGACTTAGGGTGTGCTAGTAGTGATGCCAACTCAAACTTAGCTTCTAAGTTACTCCAGTTACGTACATCATTTAAATCTAAACCTCTAAGGTCCTCTGGCAATTCTTTCTTAATTAATCCTAATTTGTCGCCTATCTTATTAAGTCTATCCTTAACTCTATTATCAGCCCACCATCCAAATGGCGTTCCTTTTATTTTCATATTAGGATTCTCATAAACATACTCAGGGATTACATCTGGGT